ATGGCACCTACTGTTCCGCCTGTAGGGACGGCGATATTCGCACCAAAGGATACGCGGAACTTCGCCTTGCATTGCTGCGTAAGCCCGCGCAGCGTAACGAGCCCGCTTCCTTCTCGATGTACGATGCACGGCTTTCCGCAAGCCGCCGTGGAGATCAGAGGGACGTTCTGCCCAGCGGCGACAGTTTGAATCCCGGATGATGTAAATTCAGCCATAAAATCATTCCTTTCTAAAAGTATCGAATTCGGCGCAGTTAAAATTAGCGGCGGGACGATTGCCCCGCCGCGTTGCTGTCGAGTATCGGCAATGGGGCCGATCATTTTCGTGAGGCCACGAAAAAGCTCTACGATGTGGAGTTGTTACGCGCAGTTGCCGCAGCCGTAGTTGTAACCGCTGTTGCAGCAGTACGGATTCGCGACAACATAGGCCGGGCTGGGGCTCGGGCGAAGCGTGGAAACAAGGTAATTGTTCTGCGCCGCCTGCGATGCTGCCAGCTGGTAGCCGAAGAGCTGCTGGTTCTGCTCGGCGATCTTCGCGTCCTTCGCCGCAAGCTCCTGTGCCGTCAGACGCTGGTCGATGCTGCGGAAGCCGCAGTTCATCGCGTCGATGATGTCGCGGGTGGTGTTCTGCACGGTGTTGCGGGTGTCGCACGCCTGCGTCGCCATATCATAGCGCACCTGGGCGATTGCAGCGCGGTTTTCGCAGCAGCACTCCTGTGCCTGCATCGCCATGTTGTTCAGCTGCTGCATAAGCGCGGCCTGCTGGTTGCAGCGGGAAAGCTCGGCCTGAGCAAAGCCGTTTGCCATCGCCATGTTGGTGCCGTTGACAAGCTGCGCCTGCTGGTAAAATCCGTCGCAAAGTCCCTGATTTACACTGTCGATTTTGCGCTCGATGTTGGAGAAGTCAGAGGCCAGCACATAGCCGTCTACAACGCCGCCGGAATTTCTGCCGTTGTTGCCGAAGCCGTTTCCATTGCCGCCCCAGCCGCAGAAAATGGCAAGGAACAGGATGATGAACCACCAGCCATTATCACCGCCGAAGCCGCCCCAGCCGCCACCTGTCATGCCGGTAGGCGCGACGGGCATTGTCATGGTCGGGGTGCCGTCATTCAAACTCATATTTTTCATTCCTTTCGTAGATTCAAAAGATTTATCTCAATCGTGGCCACGATTTTGATCGTTCAACTGTTCGGAATTCCCGAACTATTGCAGCAGTTGCCGGAATTGCCCCGCCACCTGCTGCAGCTGGTTCAACTGCTGCTGCGTGATTTTCCCGCTTTGTACCAGCTTCTCAACCTCTGCTTTTGGATCACCCTGAAAGCTGTTCTGGAATTGCCGGAACTGCTGTATCATGTTCTGGAACTGCCCCATCGGGCCGGGCAGCTGTCCGCCGCCGAGGGCGTTAAACAGTGGGTTCATTGTCCGCCTCCTTCATCTTTCGCGGCCTGACGCTTGGGGCGGACAGCTTCGCCACAAGCTCCTCAAACTCCCTGCGGGTCACATATTCTTCGCTCATGTCTTTTCGCGGCGCTGCGGGCGCTGGCGTGGCCTGTGCGCGCTCCACAAGATCATACGTTGTCATGGTCGGCTTTCCGCTTGCGTCGGCCTTTTTGACGTACACGACCGGCGCGTTCATATCCCAAAGCGTTACTGCGTTGTTGGGCGCGACAATAAAGTCGTTCGCCGCCTGCTCGTTCGGAACCCAGATGATCGACTGATTCTGCGGCTGCTGGGGCTGCGGTTGGTAAGCCGGCATCTGCGGCGCGGGCTGATACTGCGGACGCATCTGCATCTGCGGCTCCTGCATCTGCGGCATGGGCGGCTGATTGTAAATCGGCTGCTGATACACATACGGCTGTTGTCCAAACATCATGTTTCCTCCTTTGCCCAATAAAACAGTGGAATTTCACTCCCAGAATCCCACGTGTCAAAATAAGTCCCATCCTCCACGCACACAACGTGGCTTGATAACGCCAGCACATACACGCCGCGCGGATGATCTGCGCAGAAATCCGCGACGGTATAGCAGTCCGGGCACGTGTTCGGGATTACGTTCCGGGTAAAGCCCTGCTGCCGGAGGTAAGCGCTCCATACGCTGTTTGCGCTCGGCAGATCTCCCATGATGAGTCCTTGCAGGCACAATCCGATATACACCTCGTCCCAGCTCTTCCCGGTCGCCTTTGCGATGGCCCGGACGGTGCAGTCCCCGACTTTCAGCCCGGCGGGGTTTGGATTAAAATAAGAAAAGCCCATACCGAACACTCCTTTGATGTGTCCAGTATGGGCTTTTTTACGGCTTCTTGTGCCTCAGTTGTGTATCAATTTGGTTCAAAATTGCCTGCGGATTACTCCACGGGCTTGTTTTGCTGCATATATCCGTCGATCCACCCACGGATCAAGGCGCTGGGCGTTGTGCCGTTTGCTTTTGCGGCAGACTTAAAATCGTCAGCAAGGTCGCGCCGCATCTTGCAGCTTACCAGCGTCATGTTTGTGGCGTCCCACTTGTCGCGGGCGCGCTTTTGGGCCTCACTCGGCATGATTCACCCCCCTGTTCTCATCGCCACATGGCGACGCACTTCGCAAGCATACGTCCGCTTGCGCTGCGGATGCTCACCGTTCCCTTAATTGCGTCACCGTCCAAGCGCTCCGCATCTTCGATATAAACGTTCATAATAGTTTCATCCTGCGTGAACAGGAATCCGTCACCGGCTTCGGTTTCGGCCACCCGGATAAAATCCGGAAGTTCAACTTCGGCGTGGAGCCAAGTACCGGGGAAGTTTTCCTTCGCCTTCGCCTTAATGATGATTTTGTCCGGAACGTTCCGGAAATCAGAATGGATGCGGTAAAGATGTGCAATCATTTTTTATTCCTCCTCTAAATCTGCTTGCAGCTTATCAAACCATGCTTCTATTTCCGCCCGGCAGTTGGCCGCGTACTCTTCATACGTTTCGAAGTCTCCGATAATGTATCGGATATTGGTAAGCCTGTAGATTTCGAATGTATGGATATCCGCGAAACGGTCCGCGATCTTATGCCCTTGCAGGTTCTTGTCGTAAGGTTCGTCTCCTACTGGAGCCATAACCTTCGCCAGGATTTCCGTTTGTTTCTCATACCATGCGTTGCGTTCTTCCTGCGTCGAAAACCGCATCGGTTCCTGTGCGCGGCCTGCGTCGCGCCCGGCCTCCATGATTCTTGTGATTTCTTTTACGTTTTCCATTTTAAGATCCTCCTTCTCAGCGCAGTGCGTCGATGATCTTCGACGCGTTGGACTCCGTTACGATCAGCTCAAGCTTTTTTACAACATCGACGATCGTAATCTTGGAAGTGCGGGCTACGATTGCCGGGCGGTTTTTCGTGAACCATGCTTCGACGGACAGGCCTTCCGATTCCGCCCGCTTCTCTGCTGCGGCGTGCCATTCTTCACTCATGTTTTCGAGCCGGACTTTATCTTCCACCGCGAAGAATCTGGCGAGCTTTACGTGGCAGCCCGCAAGATCACGAGAGATGAATTCGTCGCGCAGGGCCTCTGCATAGGAAATCTGCTTTTCGGAAACGCCGGTGATCTTGGGAAGCGGATGCTCGGTTCCGAAGTTCTCGGCAATGTACGCATTCAGTTTGGAAGCCGCTTCTGCCTTTTTTGCTGCGGAATGGCAGGACGGGCAAACAGTAACGTGTTCCGCAGCCCATTCTGCATAGGAATCTGCGTCGCTTCTGTTGATGCAAGTGCGGACGTGTTCGAACGTGCCTCCGCAGATTTCGCATTTGCAAGTGATCTTCGCCTTTGCCATCGCTGTACCCTCCGTAGTTGGTTTTGTTTTGCTTTATCTTATGTACCTATTATATACCGTAATACCGTATATGTCAATAGTTTTTTTAAAAATAAGCGCCGATTTCTCGGCGCTTATCTCAGTTATACAGTTTGCTGGATGTCCGCTGCATCTCCCGCATGATCTCCGGGAGGCGGCGCTGGACCGTGGCGCGGCCCAGAAACAGCTCTGTTGCAACATCTACCTGGGGAAGCTTATCCACAAAATAGAGCTGCGCGATCTTCTCATTTTCCCGGCCAAGATTGGCCTGATAGATCACGGCCTCCATATCCTTGCGGGTCAGGCGGCCCAGCTCTGGGGGAAGTTTGCCGCGTGCCTGCGGCGACATACGCCCCGCCTCCTTACTTTTCCTTGTGATTCAGCACAGCGATATTGCCCTTGTTGCCGACTTCGAGATCCAGCGCAGCGGCCAGATCGCGCACCTTGACGTAGTTCGTGCCGTTCTTCAGGATGCGCTCAACGGTGACTTCCTTTCCGTCGACGATGATTTTGCTCTTTTCTACCATTTCGGTTTCCTCCTCTGCATTTTTTCCATCTTCGAGGGCCATCACGGTATGGCCCGAGCTTACCAGTACGTCGCCGCGCAGGAGATTGGCGTCTGTCGTTAGGTACTTGCTGCCGGTCAGCAGCTCAAAGTCTCCCGTTGCGGGCCAATCGTGCAGCATACAGTAGGTGGTGCAGGAATTCCCCTGCTTTTTGTAGAGCGCGGCGACGGCCTCGCATCCTGCGGCCACGGCGCAGAGCGTCATGAGGCCGGAGCAGTCCGTTTCGACGGGCTTTGTGATCTTGCTCACGTCCCACCCGACGGCTCTGGCAGCCTCATACGCCGTGTTTCGGTCGCTCATGTCGTACCCGATGTTCCGGTTTTTAATCGCCGCCTCGCACGTCTGCGCGGCCCGCTCGGCCTTTTTGCGGCTCTTGTAGCGCAGTACGCCGAGCCAGCAGCCATTGTACCAGTTGGAGATATTCAGCTCCCGCCCGGTCTGGTTGCCGGGCTGCTGGTTGCGGCCTCCGGTTTCTCCAAGACTGGCCTGTCCGATTTTGATGCTCATGCCCGGTCACTCCCGTACAACTCGTGGTGCAGCTGTAGCACGGCGGCCTCGATCAGCTGATCGATTGTAGATACGTCGAACCGGATTCCGTGTTCGGCCAGAAAATTGATCACATAGGCTTTCTTTTCCTCGCCGTCCGTTGCCGCGTAGAGCTGTTCCGCCGCTTTCACGCCGATCTCTACGTATGTTTTGATGGTTTGCAGTTTGTTGGCGTCGATCTTGGTTTTGAGCCACGGGATCAGAAACGCCGAGACGAGCGCGCTGACGAGCGCGATCACTGCCGAGATGATCTGTGTGTAGTCCATAAGTAATTACTCCTTTCGCTATTCGACTGTTTCATTTTTCTTCGCAAAAACCCGCTTGAATGCAAGCAGGCCAAGCTCTGTGATGGTTGCCCAGCCGGTAAAGCCAAGCACGTCGGACAGGTCTACTGACGCGCCGAGCTCCGGGCTGCGGATGACTGCAATTAGGACGGCGACGGTTTTCAGAGCGCAGGCCCAGCCAATTACCGTCGTGATGAGCTGGAGCAGATATACAACAATGGTTCGCGCCATTTCGCCCTTGCTCCACTTGCCTTTTACCCGCATATCTGCCTCCCAATTTATTGCGCATTGCTATGCCCGCACTGCGCCTCCAGCTGGTGCAGGAATTTTTTCACGTCGCCGTTCCCGCCCATCTTTTTATACTTCTCTCCGGCGATCAGGCGCTCTGCCATCGGCATTTCCTCGCTCATGATCGTAAGGCGGAGGATTGCCAGATACTGCTCGTCCTGATGCTCCTGCATTTTCCCGAGCTTTTTGTCGATCTCGGCGAGGTGCGTATCCTGCGATGTGGCCTTGCCGCGCTTTTTCTGAACCGCGCTGACGATGGCATTGACTACCGCCGTCAGCGCGGACGAGCCGAGCGCGGCGCAGGCGAGGGTGACGATGATGGTTTTGGTGTCCATTTTTCTGTACCTTTCTCTTTTATTTGCCGGGCTAATCGTCCGCCATTTTGATGTAGGTGGTGGTATCGCTGGAATAGCTGATCGTCGGCAGCGTCGTGCCGCCGAGGACGGCGTAGAGGGCTGGGTATGCAGTCTGATCGAAGGTTGAGCCATCGCACGCGTGCCACGGGGCGGAGAGGACGCGGACGGTCGTGAGGATATCGCCGATGTGATAATTCGGCTCCGACAGCTTCCCGAATGCCTCATTTACCATCGGGTCTGTTGGCGCGTCGCCCGCTCTCCAGATCTTTTCGGCGATCTGTGCCGTCAGAAGATTTCCGGCTGTGAGCGGCGTCCCGGCCTCCAGCGGCTCGTCCTCCGGGCGAAGCCATACGTACCTCAGGAGGCTTCCGTCCGCGTCATACACCCCGTAGCGGACGGCCCCGTTTGCGAGATCGTTTGTGCCGATTCTATCCCGCATGGCTATTCCTCCAGCGCCTTGATGTAGGCATTGCTTCTTGTGTCCGTCCCGATGGTAGGGATTTCTTTTCCCGCCGCGCTATAATCGCAGTACGCCAGCCCATTCGATGATATGTATGCCGCCTCCCCGTCCGGCGATAGTGCAATACTGTCGACGCTGCTCCCCAGTACGTCTCCATATACCGGGCCGGATGCTGGAGCGCTGATCGCAATGATCTTTTCCGCTCGATCAGCACTTTCAGATTCGCTTGCGGTTTCTGAAAGCACCAAAAGCCCGTTTTCGTATTTGCCGTTCGTATAGTTGTCGAGCGAGTAGCTATCGGTTTTGTAGGAAACTACCTTCCCGTTTTCCCACGTTGCACCGTAGTCCGCAGAATACCTGTATACCATATATCCGCTATACATCGTGGTTCCCGCACCAGAGAAAGCAGCGTTCACCAGTGCAAAAAAAGCAATTATATTTGCCCCACAATGGTAAGCTGACATCAGGGCGTGATAGGTGTACGTCGACGGCTGGTTGAAGGACGGAGTTAATTCTTCGATGTTTACGCTGCTGACTGCCTCCCAGGTCGGATTGATCAGGGTTTTTGCCTTTGAAGTCTCCAGTATGCCGCTGGTGCTACAGTTCAGCTTGTAAAAGCAGTCCTTTTCTTCGGCGTAAAATACAATTCCGCTGATAAAATCTGGGATGCTTACTATTTCCTTTGTTGTTTGGTTTACGTAGCTGGCACTTACTTTTCTTCCCTTGTAATTGTTATAGGCTCCGTATTCGCCTCTTACTACGTAGATATACAGAACGTTTGGCGTAATAAACATCTTCAGTCCAGCGCTTCCAGGCAGGCCGCCGCTTGCATATAGCGCAAACGGCGTATCGAGGCTACGTGTTGTGTACACTCCGTTTAACTCTGTGGAGTCTCCGGAAAAAACAGCGTAATAAGTGCCGTTTGCATACTGCACATCCGATACCAGCGAGAGTCCGGTCGGCATATCCGCCTGCTGCGTCCACGTCCCCAAATCGGGCGACGTCCAGAACTTTCTGTCGTACAGGCCGACCCATTCCCCATTCAGATACCACATAGCTACAGGCTGAATATTCGATGTCTTCAACGCCCACGGAAGCGGCGCGGCAGAGCTTCTGAGCACAGAAAACAGTTTTGGATACTGCTCCTGTGATACAGTGCGCCCGTCGCACGGGAGCCATGCGTCGGAGAGGTCTGTGCGGGCGGTGATAGCGATGTCGCCGACTTTGGCCGTACCCTCCGAAAGCTTGCCAAGCGCGTCGTTGACGGTCGGGTCTTCCGGGCGGGTGGCGGCGTTTGGCCAGAGCTTGGCGGCGGTCGCGTCGGACAGGAGATTTGCCTTGTTGAGGGGCGTTCCCTCGACGGTAGGCGCATCCTCGCGCTTGAGGTATTCGTAGTGGTTGAGCGTGCCGTCGGCGTTATAGACGCCGTAGCGGATCGCACCGTTGGCGAGAATTTTTGTGGGTTGTCGATCTGTCATGTCAGAAGTCCTCCTGCGGCGCACTCCGCCGCGCCGGTGTGGCGAAAAGATTTTGCAACGTTGACGATTAAGTCTTCGCAAAGTTTCAGGATGCGCTCGATGTTGTTTGCATCGGTGTAGGTCAGGCGGCCCAGCTGCGGCGCGTCCGGCGTCCCGGCAGGATACGCAAGCGCGTCCCGGATGGATTGCACCTGCTTGCGGTATTCCTCGGCCTGTGAGGCCGTTATAATGTCCGTGGCGGCCCAATCAGTTTTAGCCGTCCACGCGATGCTCCTGCCGCAGATCGCGTCGAGGCGGCCCGCCAGATAGTTCAGGGCCGTTCCCACGCGGTTGAGATCAGAGGCATTGTACGCGCCCTTCATTCCCGCCAGCCATTCCGCCTGCTCTTCGGCAGTCATGGCCGCGAACCCCTTCGCCGCCAGCTCCCGCACCCGCTCCACGTCCGCCTGCGTCCGATCCGTGACGAGCGTAACGATGATGGTCTTGGTGTCCATGGCTATGTACCTTCTTCCGTGATCTTCTTCCACCCGTCCGGGTTTACGGACGGGGTCCAGACGTTGGCAGCCAGCAGGGATTCGTACAATTCAGTCTGCCACCAGCCTTTTTCGCCCTTGGCAAAGGCGAGACCGGCAGTGATGGTCTCGGGGATGAT